CGCCAGACGTAGAAACGGTCGTCGGGGCCTTGTATTCGCTTGCCTCGATCGTGAACGTCCAGGTTTGATCGCCGTTGTCGTCGGGTCCTGATACCGAATCCACCGTGACCTTGGCCACCTTGCGCGCTTGCGTGACAGCGTGCGAAATGTCGAGCGGGTCTTTGCGTTTCTTCTCGTCCTCAGGCTCGACGATCGGAAGGCACTCAGATACAAGCACGTCGTATTGATCCGCAGCGTTCCAGAAACGCAGCTCGATCTTTACCTTAGCGGGATCGGTGCCGGTGTACGTTCGATCGGCGTTGTTCGAGCCCTTGGCCTTTTTTTCGTCCCACTTGTTAGCGCGAGTGACCGTGACCTTGGCAATGCCCGGCCATTCCTTGCCGCCGAGATACAGCGTATCCCAAACGTCGGAGAACTCGGCCCACGGTCCAGGTAGGATCTCGGTCATGCGAAGCTATTGTTAAGGGATTTGAGGGTGTCGGAGATTGCTCCGACGATGCCACCGGTGTTCGAGGCTCCACCGGAGATGTTGACGTTGACAGTCGGAGCAAATTGCTTGTTCGTCGTTGTGCTGCGTACCTCGCGACCGGCCATAGCTCCCATCATCATCGCATCACCAGCCGGCGAAGCGCCAAAGCTACCGCCAAGGCTTAGATCGACGTCTCCGATGTTTTCCACCGCAGCCTTGACCGCTTCCGTAACGACAGCCGAGACAGCGCTCGCGATGGCACCGCCACCGCCGGCGATTGCGGCGATGATGCCTTGCACGAGGCTTGTGCCCATCTTGCGGCCGCCTTCCTCGAATGTGCTCCCAAGGTTTAGGACCTTATCGATCACGGCTCCGACGCTAGCGCTAACGTTGTTGATTGCGTCAACCGTCGTTTGGACTGCAGCGGAGATCCCAGTCCATACCGTAATCGCTACTGCCTGGATCTTGTCTAGCGCTGTAATCGTGAAGGCAATCGCGGAGCCTACTGCACCGATGGCGAACGCAACGGCCTGGATCTTTTGGGCCATGCTATCGGCCGGAATGGCGAGCAAGGCATCCGTAATCTTGTTGATCGATTCAAAGATTGCGTCGAGGATCGGCTGCGCCTTCCCGCTCGCGAGACCATCGGAGATCTTGTTTACGAGCTTCGCGACCTTTTCGAAGGCCGGGCTATCCATCATCAACAGCTTCTCGAACTGGACTTTGAGCCGACCGATAGCGCCGCCTAGCGTTTTTTCAGCCATTTCGGCTGCTACTGCTCCGGCCTCTTTGCCGGTCGTCTCACGCAAGGCCGCCTTGATGGCCTCGATCGCGTCCTGCGATGAGATCTTGCCTGCCGCCTGCATCTTCAAGATTTCATCGCGAGTCTTGCCCAAGCGCTTCTCGAGCTGTGCGTAAACCTTGTCGCTTGCGAGACCGGCTTCGTTTAGCTGCATAAGCTCGTCGCCCTGCAGCTTGCCCGTGGCCTTGATCTGCATAAGCGCGCGAGCAATGCCGTCGATGTTTGTCGCAGGGTTTAGCGCTTTGAGGTCTGCGAATCGCTTGGTCAGCTCCTCGACCTCTCCGATTCCCATACCCTGAGCAAGCAACGCGTTCATGCTGCCTGCAATCTCTTGGATCGAGATGCCCGTTGATTCAGCGATCTTTTGCGCTCGTCCCCACGCATCATCGGCCGCAGCCGAAGATCCAAGTATTTGCCGAAACGCAAACTGTGTTGCCTGCTTGAACGACTGCAGCTCGATCACGCGTTGACCGAGCGCAACGACAGCATTGGCAAGAGCGGCAATCGCGTCGGCCGCAAGCATTGCGCCTGTCGTCACCGCCCCGAGCATGCCAGCGCCTAACATCCCATCGCCTGCGCCTGCCCGTTTTGTAGTCTTGCGCGCTTGGGCTCTTTGCAATCGTTGCTCTAGCTTTTCGCGTCGCTTGGTGAGCTGTTCTCGCTTGCGCGCAATCTGCTTTTCGGAGCGCTCGGCCTCGGCCGTCGTGAGCTTGGCGATTCGATCTTGCGACTTCTGCGCCTGCTTCGCCGAACGCTCCGCGAATCGCTCCGCGCGCTGCGCCTCTTGCTTTTCGAGCCTTGCTCTAGTTCGCGCGGCCGCCTTGCTTTGCTTCTCTTCGTACTTCGAAGCCTCGTCCGTAAAACGGCGATATTCCGACTCGGCTCGCTCTTTCGTTTTCTGCCGTAGTTCGCCGACGATTTGCTCCTGTGCGGCAATCTTCTCTTTCAGCTTGACGCCGCGCTTGCCGTCCTTTTTGACCATTGAGTCATAGCGCGCGCGCATTTCTGCGAGATTGGTCTCTCCACGAGAGATTTGCCCCGCAGCTTGGTTATTCACTCGCGCACGAGCCTTGACGGCCTTGCTCTCGAGTCGTTCCCGCACCGTAGCGGAACGCTCGGCCGCCTTCTCTTCGACCGATCCGATCTGTTCGGCGATTCGCTTGCTCGACTTCTGGGCTCGGTCAGATTCGCGTTCTACGCGCTTCTGTTGCTGCGATTCGAGGCGTTCCTGCAGCTTCTTGACGCTCTCGGCCGGGCCGTCGACCTTGGCCTTATCGAGCGCTTCTAGCTCGCCCTGGACCTTGTCGAGCGAGGCCGCGATCTTCTTCGCCGCGCCGGACATGGCGTCATTGAGCTTCAGCGTCCAGGTCAGACCGGTCCTAGCCATTGCCCTTCGCCATTCCTCGGATGAAGCCTATCATAAGCCGGTCGCGCTCGGCCTCGAGCATTGCGCCAGCGACAGCACGAGGGGTCGGCTCAATCCCTCGCGCTGCCAAGAGCAACCGAGCGTGCAAATACTCGTTGCCCTTGGCCGCGTCGCGGAGCTTTACGCTTCCCCCAGCTCGATCTCCATTAGCGCGCCGGTCTGTTCCGTTAGGAACTCACAGATCGCAATGAAGAGCCCTGGGGCCTTGGCTTCGATCGTGTCGATGTCCCCGAGCTTGACGACGCGCTTAGCGATTTGCTTGCACGATGCGACCGATTCGGAGCCTCGCGTGTATTCGTCCAGCTCGCGATCGCTGAACGTGCGCAGCACGAGATCCATCGACGCGCCGAACTTGGGCACATAGCGCACCGCAAGCAGCTTGCCATGGCTCGCGCATTCGACGAGGGCCTTCCCTTGCGCCTCGGAGACCTCGTGCTCCTCGAGCACCTCGAGCGGGCCAACCGCGCCCGACGCGGTCAAGATTGCGTCGCCTAGCGCCACGTAAGCGCCGCTCCGCTCTTCTAGGACCTCGTCAAGCGCGAGCTGGTCGAGGCAGCAATCGCGGACGAGCTTTTTGAGCCCTTTGAGCCGCTTGGCCTCTTGGCGCACGGCCTTGCGTTGTTGGCTTAGCTCGTCGAGCGACGGCATGCGAAACGGCAGCCGTCGCCCTCCTACGTTGATTGAGTATTCCATTTCGACCCCTCAGTTTCGGTTTGCGTGTCAGGCCGTCTCGCCGGCAGCGAGATTCGACAGCGGACCCTTGCTCGCGAGCGGCTTTCCGTTGATCGAAATCAGAAGCGCAAGGAACGGAACCTCGACTTCGATCTCTTCGTTTCCGCTGATGTCCGCCGAGAACTCGGAGAAGGCGGCGTCCTCGATCTTGATGCTATCGAGACGCGAACCTTCCTCGAGGCTCACCGTGAACGTGTGCAGCTCGTCGAGCAGCGCTTGGTGCGTGGCGTGGTAGTCGAGCAGCGAATCGAGGATGAGCTTTACGCTTCCTTCGAACATCTTCTGGCCTCGAGTGAAGCCGACTGCCGTTTCACCGTTCGCCATGACCGCCTTACGGCCCTCGGTCTTGGCGCTGAATGAGATCCCGCGAATGCCTTTGAGCACTTCGGGACCCTCCTGCAGAGTGCAGCTCTGCAGCGTGTAGATGAATCCGGCCCTATTGGGGTATTGGAGCGGCATCGTCGAATCCTCCTATCACTCGGGCAGGCTGGCCACGAGGCCGAGCTCCCAGTCGATTTCCTTGGCGTATGCCGGCCCGACGAGCCGGATCTTGTACCGCAGCGTCGGATCGGCGCTGAGGTTGTCGGAGCGATTGATTACGACGCTGATCCCGTCGACGTGCTGGCCAACGCCAGCGCGGAGGAACGTGGTCGCGTCGTCCTCGAGAGCGTTTGCGACAGCCGGCAGGATATACCCCGTCGCCGGGTCCTTGCGAATGCGCTGCGACAGATTGTCGAGCGACCACAAGTAGAAGAGCTGCGCCGATCGCATGGCGATGCGAACGAACTGGACGAGGCCGAAGTCCGAGCCGCTAGGGGCCATCATTGCGCCGTTCGTGACGTATGCGCCAGCGCGACCCGTAAAGGTCATCAACGTGGCGAATCGGGCTTGATTCAGGCCCGGCGTGGCGGCTTCGTCGTGGTAGCCGTCGGCGGCCACTGCGCCCGGCGGGACGAGCGTAGAGACACGCGCGACCGGGTCGAGCACCGTGTCGGCAACGTCGCGCGCGAGGTCGACCGAGATTGGGTTACGTGCGACACGCGCAGCGATCACGATGTCGCTCGGTCGCTTCTCGATCTTGCCCGTGCGGTCGTTGACCAGCTCCAAGAAGCCCGCGCATGCCATGACGTATTTGGCCGAGACGGACGTCGCGGCAGCGATAAGGAGGGCCTTATCGACCGCAGCGCTGCCGTGAATCGCGAAGAGATACTTCTTCGCCGCGAGCGCCGCTTCGATCTTGGTCTGGAGAAGCGCGGTGATTGCCACGGTAGCAGCCGCGTCGGAAGGCACGCCCACGAGGTGCACGAAACCCGCCTCGAGTGGCGAAGCGATGATTGCGTCCATCGCATTGCCGATGTTCGTGGTCGTCATGCCCGGAGCCGTCGACGTCCAGGTGTAGCTATCGCCCGAGACGTACGTTCCAGCCGCGAAGTTCAGCGTGACGCCGAGCTCGGTGATGAGGTACGTCGCAGCGGTCGCGATCTCGTCGGAGAACGTGTCTCCGCCATCCGTCGAATAGCGGAACGTCGACGTGCCGATTACACCACCGGCGACGATGACGACCTTGCCCTGCGCCTGATTGTAGGGCGCTCCCGTGAGCGTGAGCGCAGGCGAGGTGCCAACGGCCGTGACGACGCTATTGGTGCCAGCAGTCGAGGTCGTTGCCTTGTAGGCGTATACCGTTTTGCCGCCCGAATGCAGCAGATGATAGATCGTCGCATCGACCAGCGGGCCATAGCCCAGCGTAGCGACGACGCTCGAAGTATCGGTGCCACGGAACGTGTAGATCGAGCCGGCAACGCCGCTCGAGCACGAACCGATTTTCCACGAGGTCTGTGTGGTGTCCTCGGGCAATACGCCCAACCCACCGTCGGTGATCGCGCCGCTAGACGCGGGAATCGGGTAAACCATTATCTCTCTCCCTTTGCGCTCAGCGGAGCGTCAGCTGATTGTATACCAGATCGACCGCGGCATCGTATTCCGCAGCGGTGAGTTGCTTACCGATTGCCCACCCGAAATACGCGCGAACCACGCGCACGTCCGGCCCGGTGTGGGCGACGAGTCGAGGCCCGAGCAGCGAGGGCTTCGGGAGCTTGGCGACGTGGCCCTTAGCCTCGCCCCATTGCTCCCACGACTTGGTTTCTGCGGCCGGCTTCGCGGCCTCCGCTTCGTCTTTCTTTGCCATTATTCGGGGATCTCCTCGATGATTTGCTCGCCCAGAATCGCCGGATTCTGCGACACGTAGACGCCGTTTTCGTACCCGGTCGGAACGACACCAGGCGTTGCGGGAATCTCTGGCGTGAGGCTCGACGGGTCTACGACAACGTCGATCGTCGGAACGATGAGCGAGCAGATTAGCACGTAGACCTCGCCAGCCTGATTCCACCCTTGCGCTGGCCTCAGCCAATCTCCCGACTCGAGCACGAGGTCCGCTTGACCGAGCCGCTTCATCGCGACTAGTGCGTTGCAGCGAAGATTCCACGCTTGCCGGAAACTGCCGCCCCAGCAATGCACCTCGATGCGCTCGATCGAGGAAACCAGCGGCCGAAAGTCGTCCCGCGTTCGCGTGGCAATCTCTTTACGCGTGACCGTGCCCGACGGCACCCAGACGTATCGCGGAGGCGCGTAGTTGGCCGCGAGATGCTTCTCTCCGAAGAAATGCGGCGTGATGTCGCCAGCGGCCACGAGCAGCGCTTGCGCTTGCGCGGCAAGCTCCTCGAGTGGGAACTTCAAGGCTTCGGCGACGATAGCCACTAGTCCGCTCCAAAGAATCGCGCGAACGCGTCGAGCAGCGTCCGACTAATCGGCTCGTCCCACGACGACGCTTGCTCATAGGGCATCATGGCGCGGTTGTTCATCCTGCTCGTGCCGAACTGGTGATAGCGGGCCCACGGTGTCGAGTTGATTCGGACCGCGTTGGAGCTTTTCAGGTAGACGACCGACGCGTTGCGAGTCGCGCCGGTCTTGACGAGCGTTCTGCCGCCCTTGGCCTCTTTGCGAGGGGCCCATACGCCACCGTATGGGCTGCGTCCTTGATCGAATCCTTCGCGGTATTGCTGGCGAACGGTAGCGGCAATCTTGCCGCCATCTTGGTCGAATGCCTCGCTAGGATCGTCGATCTTGTCGACGAGCCGAGCCAAGCGATCGAAGTCGCCAGTCACCGAGACCCTACCAGCCACGAGTCTCCGTGTCGGCTGCACCGTCGTTGAAAATCTGCATAACGGCCGGCTTTTGCCGCGTCTGCGTGTATTGGCCTGCGAGATTGGCAACGCCCTTGGCCACGTCTCTGAGCCAATACGTCGCGTCGATATGCGCTTGGCGGATTGCCTCGTGTCCCGGATCTTCGGGATTCACTCCACGAAGATTCGTGAGCACAGACCACGCAGCGAGCTTGCATACTGCGGCGCGCAAGTCGTCGCCCCACGTCGCGAGCGGGGTCGAATAACCCCGGCTCGCAACATAGGAATCCGCAACCGCCGAGGCTGCCGCTAGCTGCGCATCGAGGTCGTCGGACGACAACCCAGACGTTGCAGCGATCGGCAACCCAAACCGCGCAAGATCGGCTTGTTCGGCGTATTGCGGCATTGCTCCCTCAGGCGATGCAGCGCGCGGCGAGGAACCACAGCGCGTATCCGACGGCTCCGCGGCTCTCCGCGCCGTAGATGAATTGGCGCTGGTGGAACACGTTGTCGTCGCTCTCGCCGTCCTTCATCGTGAGCAGCGGGCTCTTGCGATTCTGGAAGATGAATGGCTTGACGCCCTTGGAGCTGTCGACGAGGTACCAGGTCGTCCCCTCGTTGGCCAGCTCGGGCACGACGAGCAGCCGAGCGCTATTGCGCCAGATGTTCGTTGTCCCGCCGCCATTGGTGTCGGCGATCATCTCCGCATTGAGGATCGTCCTGGCGGCTCCCTCGAGTTGCGGAGGGACGACGAGCAGGTCGGGCATCACGCCGAGCGGCTGCGAATCCGCGCCGACGAGCGCCATCATGGAAGCGCGGGTCGATGCGTAGTTCGGCGCGGTGAGGGCCGTCGTGGTGAAGTTGTTCGATTGGTTCGACCCACTCAGCGGGTGCGCGTTCGAGAAGAAGTTGACGCCGTCGAATCCGGCCGTGCTCGTGCCCGCCTGCATTGCAGCGACGAGGAGTTGATCCGGCCACTTCGCGGCCTGGCGGCCCATTTCGGACATCAGCGGCGCGTAGACGCCGAGATTGTCGTCCTCGATGTCGTCGCGGTCGACGCCTACGGTCAGCTCGTACGGCTTGTTGACGATCGTCGCTCCGTATTCCTTGAGATTCTGGATCTGGCGCTCGCCGACCCATTCTCGCATCTTGGGGATGCGATCCATGAATCCGTAGGTATTGACGCCGGTCGAGCTGGCAACCGTGGTCGCGAGCTGGTCGGCGAACACGGGAGCCGACGAAAAAGCCGACTGGAAGATGTTCGAGAAGTTGGTGCGCAGCGCTGCGAGCGACGCGTTATTGATGATCATGATCTTTGCGCCTCCTTATGCGCTGTCAGAAGAGACCGATTTTGACGAAAACGCCATCCGAGGCGATTTCGAAGACCTTGCCGGCGACGCTGCGCGTCCCGGTTCCGTCGGTCTTTGCCACCGTCTGGTCATCGACGATGTAGCAGTTAGCGCCGACGTCTGCGATTCCGATGAGGTCACCCGCCGAGCTATTCGCGAACTTCGCGACGCACGAGCGCAGCTTGACCTTCACCGCGCCAGCCGAGCCGCTATTGACGATGGTCTCTTGGGCAACGCCCATTGCGACCTGCGTGGTCGCAGTCGAGCCGGGGACGAGGTAGCCCGACGCGTTCTTGGAGACGATCGAGCCCTGATAGATCGTCGTCGAAGCGGCGACGCCAGCGGCCGGCTCGTGAGCGAACGCAGCGGGGTTATCTTTCTCGATGGTGTTTCGTGCGGCAGTCAATGCAGCCATTTTTCAGATCTCCTCGGCCACGAGGGCCGCCTTGTGGATTGCGACTTTCTCGATGCTGAGGCCGAGGGCCTTAGCGACAGACTTTTCCTCCTCGGTGAGCGCGACGGACGGCCCACTCGGAGGAACGACGGCGACGGGAGCCGCCTTGGTCTCGACGATTCGCGGGGCATGCGCGCCGAACGTCTCGAGACTCTCGATCGATTGCGTGCGAGCCCACGAATGCAGCGCCGGCGGGAGCTGGCCAGCCTCGGAGAGCTGCGCGATGAGCGCGTCCCGCTTGGCCTCGGCCTCGCGAGCGCGAACGGCAGACAGCTCGGCCACGGCAGCGTCGCCAGCCTCCGCACGGAGCACGAGAGCGCGGACGGCCGCCCCGATCGCCTCGGACGACACGCCAAGCGCGCCGGCCGCGTCTGCGAGGATCGCCGACGTCGCCTGGATCTTCTCGAGCGCCTCGGATTCGTCCGAGACCTCGAGGAACGAGAGAACGAGATTGCTCATTTGGTCTCCTCGAACCTCCGAAGCGACGAGCGGCAGCGTGCCGATGGTCGCGGGAGTATTGGTTAGCGCGACGTTTCTAAGCCGCGTCAAACGCATCTTTGAGCCCTTCTTGTCCAAGGGCTCGACGTCGCCCCATAGCGACGTGTAGCGGTATTCTCGCGCCTCCACGGCCGCTTTGCCCTTGGGCGTCCATCGGACGTCCGAAGCCCACAGCTCACCGCCGCGAATCTCAGGCTTGAACCAACCCGCAGCGATTCGATCGGCCGGTCTGGCCATCGGATCGGCCATCGCGTGATCGTAATCCAGCGGCAGCTCGACGCCGCCGGCCTCGTATTCGCTCGAGACGGATTGCGCCGCAGAGTCGTCGAACACGAGGAGGCCTTTGCGCGTCGGATTGTCGCCAGCGGCGAGAATCCGAAACTCAGTCGGAGCCGCATCGCCGTCGAGCTCGACGTAGAGCGCGAAACGCTCCTCTGTGCGCCTTTGCTTCATCGCTTGACCTTGGGCGCAGGCGCAGGCTCGGGAGCCGACGCAGCGGCCTTCTGAGCCTCCTCGAGGGCTTCGATTTGCTTGCGGCGCGCGAGCTCGTCGGGGCTCGGAGCAGTGACGTTGACTCGGTTGCTCATTGTGGGGTTTTCCCTTCTCGAATCTGTGCGGCGATTCGCTCAGCCCAAGCGCGACCAGGATCGCCTCCCCATAGCGCCCACGCAATGCGCCCAGCGCTAGGGAATCCAGGCTCACCAGGCGACCAGCCTTCGCCTTGCTTATCGACTTCGTGGCGCGCAAAGTACGAAACCATTCTCTGGATCGTATCTTCGCGAATCTTATCGCCTCGCGCAAGCGATTGCGCGCGATAGACCCCAATCGACGTTCCGCCGCGCTTGAATCGCCGTCGCCATTCAAGGCCTTTTCGCGCCTCGGACCGCACCGAATCAGGCGGAATGCTGAGGGTTAGCTCGGAGAGAATATCGGCCTCTTCCGGCTCCTCTTCGTCGTCGTCCTCACCGGCCGGTTCGAGCTGGAACTCCTCGAGGATTTCGCCAGTATCGACGCCGTTCGCGGCCAGCTTGGTCAATGCGTCGCCAAGCGCATTGAGCATTTCGGCGCGGCCTTTGAGGTCGGGAATCGGTCGCGTATCCCAGCGCGGCCAAGGCGCAAGCTCGGGCCGGTTCGGGTCGACGTTGTACGTCACGTACGGCTTCAAGACTTGCTGCCGCAATGACGTAGAAAGCGGCTCGCAATCGGCGGATAGGTATTCGACCTTGACGCGTTGGGCCGCTAGTTCGCCGTCCCCGCCCTTGGCCCCTGCCTCGGAATCGTGACCGAGAATGACGAGCCGGATCGACGATCGAAGCTCCGCGAGGAACATGCGGAAACCGTCGTAGGTCGCCGACTTGGGCTCGAGCCATTCGGCTTTCCAGCCGCCGTCATCCTTGGTCGCGCCTTGCGGCAATCGCAGAACGGCCTCGGAACCCAGCTTACGGAACTGCGAATAGATGGCCGTCGCACCGCTACCCGAGCCCGTTCCGCCTGCACCCTCGACATCGTCGTGCGCAAAAAATGGCTCGTGAATCGCAAGCACGGGCATGCCGTGTTTCTCGCTGTATCGAGCCCAGTCGCGATAGCTGAAAGTGCGCATCAGCCACGGGATACCGAGCGCGCGAACCGCGCCCCATAGCCACGATCGGTCTCCGTGCGGCGCGTGGAGGAACCACGTACCGTCGCCAGGAGTCACGACGAGGTCTTGACCGTCGCCGGTGAGGTAGTGGAACGCCTTGTCGCGGTCGACCCATCGAAGGCCGTGCGCGGGCAAATGACGCAGAAAAGGGACCCATTCGCGGCCCGTGGTTTTCCATTCGATTCGACCTACCGCGACTCCCAACAGAATCGCGTCGACCATGATCGACTCGATTACGTGCTCGGGAGCCAGGTCGAACCAAAGAGCCTCGACACGTTCGGCGATTGCGTCGGCGCGTCGATCGTCGACTCCGTACGACGCGAGGACATCGAACGGCAGACCCGAACGCGCGGCCAATGCACGGACGCGCGTCGACAAGTCGCCGAAGATTGCCGGATCTCGACGGATCTGCTCGCAAAGCAGCGACGTATCGTAGAAATCCCCGTCGTCGTGGCGCACGAGCGCCGAACGCACGCTAGCCACCGTCCACGTCGTGATCGGGGAAATGCTCGTCGGCTCGATTACGACGTTTCGCGGGTTCGCCATGTCAGAATGCCGTCGTCGGGAAGTCTACATTCACCGGGGCCAATCGCGCAACGCCAAGGTGGAATCCTAGTTCATTGATGCCCCAAACCAGGGCATCGAGACGATCCGGGCTCGTCGCGCGCTTGCGCGAGCGTAGCTCGTCTTGGCTCGTTGGGTCCCATTCGCACATTTGCTGTTCGAGCTTTTGCAATCTCTCGAGGTGATAGACGCGCCCCTGCTCATAAAGCGCGGCGACGGGCTCGGCCCTTGTGTCCTTGCCCTTGTTCGCGCGTACCTCTTTGATCGGGATTGATTTGTCAAACTGGCGGATCGTCGTCTTGACCAAGTCGCCACCTCGATTGACCTCAGCGACGATGGTCTGCGCCCTGTAGCGCTTGGCCGCCTCTACAGCGCGTCGTGCCCATTCGTCCGGTGACCAGCGGCCGGAGAGGTCGTCGAGCACGTATGCGGCATCGTGCGCGCGAGCAACGACCACGATCCCGGTCTCGTCGTTCTCGATGCCGATAGCAGGATCGACCGAGACCACGACGCGCTGGAATTTGGGCGCATCGGTGAACGGGAGATAACGAAACCACTCGCGTTTGAATAGGCCGTTGACCGGCGCCAGGATCTCTCCGTAGAGCTCCTGTGCACCAAGGCGCGTCCCTTCGTAGGCTCGTCGAACCTCATCGAGAAACTTTTTCGCGAGGTTTGCCGCGTTGTCGTACGTGCTACCTCGAGTGACGACGACGTCGCTACCGGTCTCGGATTGCGCAACCCATTCCTTGATGATCTCGAGCGGGCGAGGCGTCGTGGTAATCACCATTCTAGGGTTTTTCCCGAGTCGCAGGCCAAACTGCAGATTGTAGAGCGTGTCGCCGAGATTGCTCCACGCCGCTAACTCGTCGAGCCATGCGAACTCGTGCTGAGGACCACGCAAACGGTCGGGCTTTTCGGCTGAATAGAGCGTTCCGATCGCGCCTGTATGGAATAGGATTCGGCGCTTGCTCGGCTCATATTTGGGTCGCTCGTGCTCGGGGAAAATATTGAGCAAGCCCGATTCTCCGAACAGCATGACGTCGCGCACGTCACCAGCGGTTGGGCCGACGAGCGCGACCCGCATGGCCCCATCGTAGACAGCCTGCCTCACGGCCTCCGCGCCAGTGCGCGTTTTGCCCCAGCCTCTACCCGCGAGGATCAGCCAGCGCGACCACGCCCCCGGCGGCATCATCTGTTCAGGCCTGCCCCAAAACTGCCAGTCGTGCGCGATGGCGGCCAGCTCGCGATCGCTGGCGTGCGCCATCTGCGCCGCGAACTGCATCGCGAGACTACTGCCCATCGGTCCCCGTAGCCGTAGGTTCAGCACTGGCCACCGGAGCAGCCTCGACAGCCGGTGCGCCGGCCTCCGCTAGCCTGCGCAGACGAGCACGTACGCCAGCCGCGATGTCGCTGAGGCCGTCTGTGGTGTCGCCGGTGGACTTTCTCATGACGCTCGCATTTTGCAGCGCCATCAGAATCGTGTTCTGAGTTTTTGCCAGGTTGGCCAAGTCCGATGGCCGGCAGTCGAGCATCGCGTCGTCGAGCCGCGCGACGAGCTGCCAACGTCTCCGGTCGTAGTCGTCGAGCTCCTCGACGAGGTCGGCCGGTGGCGCACCTCGAGGTGGTGCTGCTGCCGTGACCTGGTGGGCGAGGTCGACGAGGACGCGCGGAGGACCTCCTGGGACGGTCGGCCGGTAGTCTCGAGTGCCAGGAGCCGGCGCTGTGCCTTGCGCGGCCTTGGCCTTGTCGACGCACCTCTTGATCGCGATGTGCGAAACGCCGTACGCACCCGCGATCGTGCGCAGGCTCTCGCCTGCCGTGTGCCGGCGCACGATTTCGCGCCGCTGGGATTCGTCGAGTTTCGGGGGCTGTGCCATCACGCGCGACTACTGCGCCGCTCGTCGACGGTAGCAGCTAGGTCACGTCGTGTGCAATAGCCCCCGATGGCGGTCGGACATTATTCGTCCCAGGATCGTTATCCTAGCCGTTGAGGGCCCCGCGGCCCTCGCTAACCCCTCAATACGATAGGGGGGGGCTTCTGAAAAAAAGTGCACAAAACACATCAGCCAGGTCAACCGCTCTCGGTTGCCTGGCTCGGTGTGCGATATGGACGTGTGGCGCTAGTGCCAGACGAGCCCGCTCGGATCGCCCCGGTCGCACCAGTCTTGGTGCGTAGTGACCAAACGCCACTGCACAAACGCTCGCTCTCGAGCCGCTACCCCTGAGGCCTCGTGCAGTGCTGCGCCTAGGTCGATGAGCGCGTCGGCGTCGACGACCCATCGACGGCCCGTGACGCTGTCGCGGTAGGCATAGCGCAGTGTGTTCAGGTACGTGCCTCGGAGATACCGATCGGCACGCTCGACGTGCTGCGTGGCGAGGTAGGACATGGCGCTCACTTGGCACCTCCCGCGATGCGGCTGAGGGTGCGCACCTCGTCGGTTGTCAGCGACACCGCACGAGCTCCCGTGTCGATGAGGTACCCCGGATCGTAGCCGAGCACGGCCCATCCGGTTGCTTGGCACAGCGGCGCAGCGACCGCTTGCCACGCGGCGCTATAGGCCTCGACGTCGTACGTGATCGATCCGTCGGGCAGGCGTCGAGCCGTCATCGCGACACCCCGAATCCGTCGTCGCCATCGCGCTGTATGACCGCGTGCATCCGATCACCCGCGCCGAACTGATAGACCCGGCCCCCTTGGTAGCGGTCCCAGGCGCGGCAGCCTCGGAGGCTGTTCTTGCCCAGCCTGTGCGCCGCAACCTTCTTTGCCTCCTGTTCGGAGCCCACAGTGCAGGTCGACATGACTCGACCGTGCGCGCTGTAGATCGTGACGGTGATCATCGCGACACCTCGCGGCCGGATCGCAGCCAGTCTGCGAGCTCGCGCAGATCGCTGGACAGCACCTCGTCGTCCCCATGCTCGCGAGCGTTCTCGGCGCTGTCGAGTACGTACGCCTCGAGGTCGTCTCCGCGCAGTTCGGACAGTTGGCCCAGTTCGCCGGCTGCCGCCGTCCACGCGTAGGCAGCGCGGAGATCGTTCGGGAGTGGTTTGCGTGCGTTGCTCGTGTTCATGCCGTCCTCTAGTACACAGTCCGTGCCAACGTCGAGCCCTCGGAATCTCCGCAGATCTCGACGTCGCCTAGCCCAGTTCGTGACCGAAACCGTAACACAAGCGGTTACGGTGTGACGCTCACTGTGACGCTGGCGTTACGGTCGAGCCGTTCGAGCCATCTCGAGTAGCACGTCGCGGAACTCGATCGGCGTCCGCGAGGCCGAGCGCTTGCCGACCCTTGGGCGGACCTCCCCCGATCGGATCCGATTGCGACACCAGCTCACGAGCGCCGTGGAGTCCCGGTCGTGCTCGCTCCCCCAGCGCAGCTCTGGCAGGTCCACTCCGTACGCGTACAGCCACGTCCCCTTCTTGGCCGGGTGTCCGTATCGAACCTGCTCAACGTGTGCCGACCACCCTCCGCAGATCCCGCGTGTCCACCCGCTCCGAGTCGGTCGCGGCAGATCGAACGCCGCCCACGCGTCGCTGTAGGCAGGGTGCTCCAGCACTCCTCCGAATTCGCGCACGCACCGCAGCGCGTGCGCGAACGTGCCCCCGTCGTCTCCGCGTTTGTGGCCCCATCTAGCCTCGACCAAGGCAGCCAATCGGCACCAGCGCGAGCACGGAGGATGCGCGACGACTGGATGGGGCCCGTCGTAGCCGAGGGCGTTGCGCGACTCGTCCCACGGGTCGACGCCATCTAGGCCGTAATAGACCCCCCCCCCGTTGCACATAGAGCGCGGCGATCACGTCGCACCGCCGATCTCGACGCTGGCCGCCTCGTGGAGCCGACGCGTCATGCCGTCCCCGTAGCGCCTCGTGAGCTCGTCCGGTCCGAGCGACGTGGTGACGATCGTCGTCCCTCGAGGTCGGTCTGCCCGTCGCCACACCAGATCGCACAGCGCCGCCCGAGCCGGTTCGGACGCTTGTTCGATCCCGAGGTCGTCGAGCACGAGGAGGCCCGTGGTCCTGGCCCGATGGACCAGTTCAGGCACCGAGCCCCAGCCGGCCTCTTGGATCGACGCAACCAGCTCCGTCGAGCGGACGAACAGCCCGATCCCATCGGGCGAGAGTACCCGCGCGAGGGCGACCGCTGAGGCCGTCTTGCCGACCCCGGAGCGCTTGCCCCAAAGGCAGGCCATCCTTGGCCGCTGGCTGGCGATTAGACGCAGCTTATCCGCTGTAGGCCACCCTACCAGCCGAGACAGCGCGCCGGGCTCGTGTAGCCACCCGTACGAGCCAGGAGCGCCGGTCAGGTCGCGAGGTCGACGGGTAGGCTCCTCGGTCCGCTCCTCGAGTCGGAGCCGTTGACCGATAGCTGTCAACATGACGGTCAGCTCATCGCCGAGACTGCTCACAGCGCCCCGACCTTCCAGGCGCGCTCGACGGGGACGTCCGACTGCGCTGGCGCAACCACGCGCACCGGCGGTCGAGCTCGATCGGTGTACTGGACGACCCTCCGCCGCAGGGCCTCCGCCTGCAGCCCCTCGACCGAGTGTGCCGCCGCGTCGTCGATGGCGCGCACGACCTCTGCGACCGAGTGACCTCGAGCGGCGCGCCGACCGTCGATGGTCGCGGCTAGGTCTGCCGTGGCGACCGCCTCGAGCTTGCGGTGACGTCCCAGGGCTTCGAGGATCGTCCGCTGGTCGTCACTAATCCCCACCCCTTGTTGCTGTCCCGCCGTAGGCGTCTGCGGCTCGACGGTCTCGCGCGCGGGTGCGGGCACGGGCGCGGGTGTGGGCGCGGGCGCGACAGCACTTCTGTTCTGTTCTGTTCTTTTCTGATCTTCTCTTATCTGGGAGCGTGACACTGCGTGACGCGACTCGCGTGACACCTCCGATGCGTCACGCCGTGACACTGCGTGACTGTCACGGCGTGACACTGCGTGACTGTCACGGCGTGACATGTCCGGCGACGACGAGACCTCCCGTCGCTTCGCTTGCCGTCGACTTGCCAGGTCACGCGCTCGGTCCTGATCGTCTCGAGTCGGCTGGTCCCAATCGGCAATCTGGTAGCCGGTGGCCACCTCGATCCATGCCCCGACCTCGACCAGCGCCTCAACGAGCCGGCCCGCATCGACCCGGTCCACCTCGAGGGCGTACGCGAGCAGCGCCTTTACACGGCCGCTCGGGAGCAGGCCGTCGGTCCGGTGCTGCACCGTCCACGCGAGCGCCACCGCCCACGCCGCCAGCAGATCGGCCCGTCTAGCTCGCGCGCCGTCGATCCAGCGCGCCTCATACCACCCGCAATCAAGTTTCGCCCACACTGTGCACCTCCTATCAAACAGCCATCAAAGACCGAAGCGCGCGAAGTCGCTCGGGTTTCGAGCGTTCTCGGCGCGCTTGTCGTTAGTTTATCAAACGCCACCGACTGCCGCTGGTCTCAGATTCGATGGCCCTGAGCAGCCCTTGCGATTGGGGCAAGGACATACGCCGTCCGTCCTGCGCGCCGAGGTCTCAGATTGAATGGCCCTGAGCAGCCCTTGCGATTCTGGCGATTCATCCGCGCTCGGCGTACCACCGCGCCGTCTCAGATTCGATGGCCCTGAGCAGCCCTTGCGATGAGTCCCGCAGGATGCCAGCAATACCGCGCACATGGCAAGCACCCTGCGAGCGGTTCACTCTGCGGCCTCGGTCGCGTGTTTCTTGGCCCACTTCGGCGCGCGGATCTCGCGGACCTTGCCGCTGTCGTCCTTGGCTCCTCCCTTTTTCCACGACCACGCGCCGGCCTCCTCGAGATCCAACATCGTGCGCACTGCAGCCTCGTCGATGTCTCTCGATTTGCCGCACGAGGTGCACTCTCGGACCCACGTGTCGCCGGTGTCTTTGTGGTCGCAATGCCGACACGCTTGACTCAGATAGCTAGGATCGACCCAAACCACCTCGGCCATCGCAGAGTGCAACGCCTCGGTCAGCACGTAGGGAGCAGTCTCCACGCGCTGCGCGCGCGCTTCGTCGGGCAGGTCCGGCGCGCCTTCGCCGATGCCGGGGAGCTTCGCCATTTCGGCCCAATCGGCCGCCATCAGGATGGCGCGACGGTATCGCCTCGACAGCTCAGCCACCGCGATCCTGTAGACCTCGCGCCTGTAGCGAGTCGAGTTTAGCCGCTGGTCATGCTCCCAGCGCCAAAGGTGATGGTCGTTATACCGCCAAGCCTCGATCGCCCCGTAGTCGCTTGCGTGCGCTGGATCCACGCCAGCCGCTTTCCATCGTTGCCCGAGCGCCACGAACCGGCCGGGAGAGCGCCATTGGTGCAGGCTCGACGTGGCATCGCGCAGCCATTCCGGCCATCCATCGCGAGCCGACAGAAGGCGCGCCCGTAGTTCGTCGAGGTTTCGATCGCGAATCGAGCGCAACGATTCGCACTTGGAAAATCCGGTAAGGACGCGCTCGGGGCACTCAATGCTCCCCGCGTCCCCATCGTCGCCGAGCCAGGTAGCCACTCGCACGTTCCCGCTAGGCTCTTTGCGCCAGCCAAGATGCACCGCCACCTTGCCACCGTCGGGCCGGTCGCGGAGTCTGCACGTCGACGCGTCGATCGTGACCTCGACCGACCACTCCTCACGCGGACCGCGCATGCGTAGCGATACGATCACTCGCTTGATCCTGGCATTGGTGGGCAACGGCCGGTGATAGACCATCGGCCACCGTGCCCAGACCGGAGCGCCTTTTTCGCTGCTTACGCGCATGGCGAGTTCGGTGCGCTTGGCTTTGCGCGTCCCCTCTACGTATTGCGGCCAACGCAGCCGAGTGTCCGCATCGCCGACGACGTCATCGACGTCTGCACCGCCTTGGATCTGCACCGAGACCTGTCCAGAGCCGTCCCAGCGCTGAAATCTCAACTCGCCCTTCGTCGTTTTCGCCGCCTGTTCGGCGGCCGCTTCCGCGAGCAGGTAGGTCCCCCAATAGACCCCGCAGTGTGCGCGAGCGGAGATCTGCAGCTCGTGAGCCCTTGCGTCGACTTCTGCGATCCTAGGCCGCAGCTCGGATTGCACGAGCGGCTTGACGGATCGCAGCTCGAGCACGGCAGCGGCCTTGGATGCTTTCAGTGACCGGATCTCGGACTTGGTCTCGTCGGTGTCTGCCTTGGTTCGGCGCGCCACTCGAGCTTGTCGAGCTCGCTCTACCGCTTGCGAGATCTTCGCGTCGATCTCAGTGATCTTGGCCTCGGCCTCTGAAATGCGCGTGTCGCTCGACATGACAGCGGCAAACGCCAACCTTCGGCCTCGTTCGATCGCAATGAGGTCGTTCTGATAGCGATGACCGAGCCGCATTTGCTGCCTGACTAGCTCGCCGTTCTCAGTCGGAGCTAGCAACCCGTATCGGTAGACCCTTGTCGTCATTTGTCCTTGTTCCTTTCGAGCATCCGAAGCGCATCGCCATGATGCACGCCGCTTTTTACGTAAGCCTCGTGAAAACGCTTCCACGGACCCCACCAACGCTCGGCTTCACCGGCTGCTAGCTCCTCAGCCGTTGCCCGCTCGACCTTTGCGTCGACCTCGATGATCGCGGCCCGCTCGCATCGCGGGCAGATCTCATCGACGCACGCTTGCTCGCGAATGTGCGCCAGTACCCGCCGCTGGTAATCGCTCAGCCCAACGCCCGCTTGCCGCTTGCGCATGAGCGCAACCAGCTCGGCCGCACTGAGGCTCACTCGAGCCAGCCCTGCCGCGTTAGCTCTCCCTCGATGTCGGGAGGTTGCCAGCCTGCGGGCTTCTGGATCTTGCCCAATGCGTCGGGCTTGCCGCCGAGCTTGGCCATGTTCGAATCGTGCACGAGCGCGGCAATGGGCTCCCCGTCGATGCCGAACTCTGCGCGCGTCCCCTCGATGACGTAGTCCAGATCGGCCAGCGCATCGGTCATATCGACGAGGTCGACGGCGATCGGAGCGGTGTCGATGATGCCCCGTAGCTGCCGCGCGAACTGCGCATAGGGGAGGATCAACGTCGCATCGACAAGCTCCATGAACTCCTCAGCGATGAGCCGCAGCCGCAGCCGCACGCGTTCATCGTCGGGGACCTTCGGCCGCTCGAGCACAGGCTGACCCATTGCGCGGTGAAACTCGCGAACCTGTTCAGATAGCTTCATTCTCGCCCCTCTCGCCAGCCGACCGGCCGGCCTATTCAGCATCATTCACCGAGCAGCCGAAGCCGCACACTAACGCTCGGCTCGGTACCCAGCACGAACTTGCGCGCGGCGATTTCGACGACCTGCGAATCGTCGCGATAGGCGACCGAGAGCAACGAATCCATGACCCCGCCGAGCAGGTTGTCGAGGTCTCGCCGTCGATGGTCCGTAAAGACGAACGTGCAATCGAGCACCATCGGAGCCTCGACATCCCAACGCCCTCCCGCCTCGAGGTGCACCCCGAAGGCCTCGATCGCGCACGCCTTCACCTCGCGCTGATAATCGCGGTATCGGGCCGGCATGAACGCGCCACGAGCGGTTACGCGAGGTCGCGGCTTGCCAATGGCTAGCCCGCGCACGAAAAACGAGACCTCTTGCTGCACTTTAGTTCGCCCTCGCGTTTCGCGTCTTGCGAAGCTCACTCAGCCGACGCTCCAACACCTCGAGTTCCGCGTCGTCGATCTCGCGACGCTTGCGCTCCCATTCGTCAATGATGGCCTCAGCGACCACTGAGGCGATTGCGTCCCAAATCAATCTCAGCCCTTGCACTGTGCACCTTCCTTGCGCGCCAAAACGCGCCAGCCCTCGACCATGGGTTGATACCGCCGATCCCAAACAAACCACGCGTACGCGCTCGAATCCGTGCCCCTAGTGTCGACACGAAACCGAGGCCGCTCCGACAGCACCCGCAGCGCGCTCGGATACGATCGATGAAACTCGACCCGCGACTTGCTCTCAGCGAACGCGAGACGCAGGAGCAACGCGGCCACGGTCCCGTGAGCCTCGGCCCATTGCGCCGCCTTTTCGGCGAACTCGAGGGCCTTGCTGAATGGCGGATTGCCCACGATGGCCGATGCGTGACACCAAGGGGCTGGGCCTAGCGCGTCGCATTGGATTGTGGAATGCCTGTTTCGGCAGTTGCCGGCGCGTATCCCGTCTATTTCGTAGCCGCATGTCGTGAATCCTCGTGCCGCAGCAACGTCGAGGATCGCGCCCTCGCCTGCCGACGGGTCGAGGATGCGTGCGTTCGTCGGTAGCCACAGCTCGTCGAGGATTAGCTCGGTCGCCCACGCTGGCGTTGCGTAGTAGTCGCCCTCGATGCGTTCGAGCTTGCTCACGGCCTCGGCCTCCGCAGGAAGTCGCGGATCTTGATCCACAGCGCGTGTCGAGCGCGCACGTCGGGCAGGCCCTCCTTGCAATAGCCAGCGCCGTACGCCGACAATCGATCGCGCGGCTCCATCTTGCGGCATTGCCCGAGCGAACCGCGCGCAAGCCAAAGCGCTACTCGAGCCGCTAGCGCACGATTCGCTTGCAGCTCTTTGCCGCTGCGCACAGATCCATCGAATCGCACCGTTTTGAGCTGCCAGATCGTGTGGCTTGTGCCCCCGTCGCAACGCGCGGCCCACTTGCCTTTGCGATAGCAAGGCCCTCGATCGACGTCGAGCGATAGCCCCGACTCACCGATCGCAAGCGCGAGCAGTAGCGCGGCCTCGTCCTCATCGCTGATTCCGCCGGGCTTGGCCTGGGTTTCCTGCGCCGCTGCAGCGATGTCTTGCGCGATCGACCAATAGCGATCGAGGGTCTCGGCGCGCGTTTCCTCATAGCCAGGAAACTCCGGCCGCGTTTCGATCGGCGCGAACTCCAGAGCGGCGATCATAATGGCTTGCGCGAGGCTCATCCGATCACCTCTCCGCCGGCCGAGAGCGAGCTATCCCGCCTCGAGATAGGCACCAGGCGCTCGCGCTGGTAGTAGGCGCAGCCCGTCGGGCACGCTGCGTGCGCGTCTGCGCGCTGGCAATGCCGCGCGACGAACGCGTCCAGGCAGCCGCTATATCGGACGCAATCCGTGTTGCGCTCGCCAGTGTGAAACTGCGTGCGCTGCATCGCCGGCCCGTCGACCGCTTCGGCGATTGCCGCGATCCGCTTGTTCCGTCGCGCTTCGGCCTCAGCATCCGCTTTCTGTTGCGCCCTACGCTCGGCCCTCAGTGGGTCCCTACCGTGCACCGGGCCCATGGGATGGACCGTCGTGTGTTTGCCTGCCTCGCTCTTGTATACGCGCATTTCCGCCGCTCCGAATCGGTCTGCTAGTGTCAGCCAAAGGTCGAGTTGTTCGGCCGTCATGACGCCTCCTCAGCCGGCGGCCACGGCTCGAGCCCTAGGATCTCGCATCCGTCCGGGTCGACCCAGACGGCCATGCCAGCGCCAGCAGACCACGACAGCGCGTCGACGTACGACGAGCCCGCAGCCCAGCGCTGCGATGCCTCGTCCCGTACCTCCTCGAGTGCCGGGAGCGTCATGCGAACACCAACGCGGCAAGGCAGGCGATTACGACGGCTCCACCAAGCGCCTCGACGAGGAATCCCTCAAGATCGAACGTCGGAGCAGGCTCGATCCGCAGGTTGCGGCGGTTGATTCGTGTCGGTTTACGCGTGTTTTTGACCATTGATCCAATCCTCCACGGGAATCGCGAACGTCGCAGCCAGGGTCGCTCGGTGCCGTTCGCTCGGCACACTGCGACCGTCGATCCAGTAGCGGACCGCAGTCGGAGAGACCCCGCACGCCCGAGCCACCTCAGCGATCCGGGGACCGGGCCGCACGAGGCGCTCGAGCTGTTGGCTGGCAGCCGTTCGCATGGTGCGGACAGTGGCAGGTCTCGATCGTCATGGTCAAGAAAAAAGTTCCGCTTGCAAACCGTAACCGTTTCGAGCTAGGCCCGTTGGGATGCTCCTAACGACTAGTTCGATCTCGCTCTACAGGTCGTGCCCTCGTGCATATCTGCACCGATACGAACAAGGGATTCGCAAGCGCGGAGACAAAGCCGAAGCCCTTGCGTTCGGCACGGCGATCCATGCCGCCCTCGAGGCGTATTGGTTGGGCAAGCCCGAGCAGATCGAGCTCATCCTTTTCGAGCAGCTGAGCGGCGAAGACCTCGTCCGCGCTCGCGCCATGCTCGACGGTTACGCGCTCCGATGGGAGTCGGACCGTACCGAGCACGGCCTGCGTGCGGTAGCGGTCGAGGCCTCGTTTCGGTGCCCGATCTACGACCCGCGCACGGGCAAGCGGATTCGCGGAATCGAGCGAGCTGGCAAGGTCGACGCGATCGTGGTCGACCGTCACGGCGCGCACTGGGTGCTCGAGCACAAGACGACGTCGTCGGACGTTGGGCCGGGGTCGCCCTATTGGGACCGGCTCCAAGTGGACACTCAAATCAGCTATTACGTGCTCGGCGCGAAAGCGCTCGGCTACGACGTCGCCGGGGTCATCTACGACGTGCTCGGAAAGCCCAAGATCTCCCGACGTCTCGCAACGCCTGAGGCCGAGCGTCGCTATACCAAAGAGGGCCGCCTCTACGCCACGCAGCGAGACGTCGACGAATCGCTCGACGAGTACGCGGAGCGCGTCCGCGTCGCTATCGCGGAGCGCCCCGAAACCTTCTACGCGCGAGCCGAGATCTACCGCCTCGAGAAAGAGCTAAGCGAATGCCAGGCCGACGACGTCGCCACGATCCAGGCGATGCGCGCCGATCGTAAGCGCGGTCACTGGCCCAGGAGCACCGCAGCTTGCTACCGATTCGGGGCACGCTGCGACTATTTGGACGTCTGCGCCGGTGCAGCGTCAATCGAGGATTCCGAGCGATTCGAGCACGTTGGGGCTCACTCGGAACTCAAAAAAGAAACGAGCGCCTGAGACCATCTCAGACGCTCGTGAGTGTCACAGCGAAGCGAGGGAACATGAATGCCACCAAGAAACCAGAAGCGCAAGGGTCGAAAGCAACCGCAGGCCGCATGGGCTTGGCCAACGTCAAACGCGGCCCGATCGCGTCTCCGCATCGTGTCGTCCTGTACGGCGCGGAAGGCGTGGGAAAAACGACGTTTGCTGCCTCCGCACCATCGCCGATTTTCATTGGCACCGAGGACGGCAGCGGCGCTCTCGACGTCGCGCGATTCCCGCGTCCTGAGTCGTGGTCTGACATCCTCGAGGGGGTTCGCGAGCTGACCGATGCGGAGCACGACTATCAGACCGTGGTCGTCGATTCGCTCGACTGGGCCGAGCCGCTGCTATGGGCGCACGTCTGCGGCGAGCATCAGCAGGCCTCGATCGAGGCGTTCGGGTACGGTCGCGGATACGTCGAGGCATTGCAGGCGGCACGGCGATTCCTCGGTGCATTGGAGCTGCTCCAAAGCAAGCGCGGGATGCACGTCGTGTTGATTGCGCACGCCCATTTGAAAAAGTACGCCAACCCGGCCGGTGAGGATTGGGATCGCTGGACGATGAAGGTCAATGAGAAGTTCGGCGGAGCCGTGCGCGAATGGGCGGACACCGTCCTGTTCGCGTCGTGGGAGCAATACGCGACGCAGGTAGACGGACGCACCAAGGGAGTCAGCACTGGCCGAAGGCTCGTCTACACGACCAAAACGGCCGCCTATGAGGCAAAGAATCGGTTCGCGCTTCCCGAATCGCTCGACCTATCGTGGAGCGCGTTCGCGAAGTCCGTCGACCGAAACCGCAAGGCCGCCGTCGAGATTCGCGCGCTACTGGCGAGCGACGCAGAGAAGCTCGCGAAGTTCGAACAATGGGCCGCAAGCCCGAGACCAATGCATGAAATGGTCGCAATGCGCGATCGAATCCAAGAGGAGACCAAGAAATGAGCATCACGGAACCCGGCAAATACCTGGCACGCTGCATCGACAACCCGTCGCAGATCCGATGGGGTCGAGCGAAGAGCGGAGCCGAGCAAATCGCGCTTTCGTTCGCGTTCCTCGAGCACGGCAAGCCCGGCTCGTCGACGATCGAATGGGTCGGCGGCTTCGGCAGCAACCAGGCGAGCGAGATCACAATCAAGGCCCTTCGCGCTTGCGGTTGGTCCGGGGATGACCTCCTCGACCTCTCCGGAATCAACGATTGCGACGTCGAACTCGACATCGCGTGGGACGAATACCAGGGCGAGCGTCGACTCAGGATCAAATGGGTAAACCGCCCCGGCTCGGGCCGGCTCACGTTCCGCGATGCTCTCGACGAGCGATCGAAGAAAGCACTCGCCGCACGCATGCGCGGCATGATCGCACGGGCCAACGGGGGCGCGCCTTCGGGAGCGCAGCGCAAGCCCGCCGACGACTATCCGTTCTGATTCGTACTAGTAGCGGATCACACCAACCGCGCGAGGCAGGTCGGCAGTCACGTCGGCTCGCCGGACGCGGTTTTCCTCGTTGCCCCCGATGGTGACGAGCCGCCCACTGGCGAACGACTCGCACCGCGAAACGTGGCCGGTTTGCCCCGGTTTGCGAGGGTCTCCAGCGCGTTGCCAGATCACAAGGTCACCCGGATGAGGGCCCGAGCCCCATGAGGCGACGTCGTCGAATCGGCCTGCCTCGAGAGCGTCGCGCACGAGCTCCCAAACGGCGATTCGTCGACCGTGCGGTGCGGTCTGCCCCGCACCGAGCGCGCGATAGCCACACCACGAGGCAAACGCAGCGCACCAGTCCCAGCCCGTGGCCCATCCCGTGCGCACCTCGAGGCCCGCTTGGCTGCGCCGGCTGCACCCATCGAAATAGGCAGCGATTGCCGCCCCATCGTTGCGGCCCGTGGCTTCGCGCACGCCTAGCTGCGTACGTGCCACCTCGAGCGCCGCTAGGCCAAGGCTCGGGGGCTCGGGAGTGGGCTCGATCACGCGTCCGACGACGTCGCCGATGATGCCTGCCCAATAGCTGCCGATTCGCGCGAGCAACGGAGCAAGAGCAGGCACGCGAGCGAACCACGGAGCGACGTACGCACGCAGCATCGCGGGCATGACCTCGCGTTGCTGTCGGATATGGGCCGCCGCGTCGATGTCCGCCGATGCGTAGCCGATGACGTGCATGCCTCCCTCGTGCACCTCGTGCCCTCCCGCGAGGGTGGCTCCCGTTGCGCGCTCGAGCACGGTGCGCGTAGAGGCAAACGCTTTGCCCGCCCCCAATCGCTCCGTGTAGAGCTGTTGGGTGCACGTGGCGACGAAGAGCGCCGAGCCCATGCGCGCTCGATCCGCGGCCTTGCGCCAGACCTCGATTTGCCACGGTGCAGGCGGCCAAGATGCGTGCGTGCCGTCGATGGCGACGACGGCCGCAGCCTCGACCCCGTCGAGCAGATGCCGCCGAACGCCTTGGCAGCCCGCCGAATAACCGACCAATACAAGCGGCGCAGAGTCGCCACAGCCAGCCAGGATGCGCGCTTGCGCTAGCGTCGCGCCCGTCGTGGCTACGCCGCTCTCAGAGCTGGCGACGATGCCACAGCCAGGCAACGCTGCGCGCATATCCGCATCGCATTGCGAGCCCACGAGATAGGCCACGAGCAGCGGCGCGGCAGGGTCGGCAGCACGTTGGACGAGGCGTAGCTTGACGGTCATTGCGGCTCCTGTGGTCCGATTAGGGCGAGCCTCCCAGATGCGTCGACGGAGACGAGTCCGCCGGCAAATCGACGACTGGGAGATTCGGCGTGGATAGGACAGAAAAAGACACACCCTAGCCGGTCGTGCTCACGCCAAGCGGTGATCCGTAGTGAGCCGCAGTGGCAGCACCGAGGATGCACTAAACGCGCTCCATATCTTCGAGCGCGTACGCGATTGCGCGGCGAATCTGCTTGATTCGAGCCCACCGTTGCAGGTCGACAGCGTCGGTCGTTTTCTTCGCCGACAATACGCGCGCCGCTGCGGTCAAATAGACGAGCGCGTCGGCTAGTTCCTCGCGCGCCTCGGAAATCCAGTTGCGGCCGTCGAACGGGTCGAGCGGCACTCCGTACCGCTGCAACCCGACCGCCTCGCGCGCCTCGAATCGCGCGCAAAGTGCAGGGAACTCCGTCGCTAGGCTCGTGCAAATCGTCTCGCTCGCTTCGCTCATCGTGTGACCCTCCGAGCCGAGCAAACTACGCCGCGACGATCGATCCTGCAACCCAGGCGCGCCCACCAACGAACGGCACAGCCTGGACGTGAACGTGCCCCTGGTCGTCGAGCGTCGCGATTCCGCAGCCGTGGACCCATTCGCGGCGCGCAAGGCTCCGATGGCGATAGTCGACCGCCTCCGCGTCGCCGAGCCAGCCGAACGAAGCGCCTAGGTGATGCCGACCGTCGACGGTCCGCTCGTGTTCGATCGCCATGCGATGGACGTGCCCGATTGCGATGCTCGATCCGAACGCCATGCGCGATTGACGAGCCGCGTACACGCCAGCGCGGCCAACGTCGTGCGTGACGTGCAGGTCTCCGATGGCCCACGCTTGGTGATAGGGCACCCAATGCCAGCCATGCGCGGGCAGCTCCACGATCTCGGGATAGGTCGTGCCGACGATTCCGTGGAGCGCCCCGGCTTGCCTCGAGATGTATCGCGACATCCGCGCCTCGTGGTTGCCCTCTACGTAGATGCGCGCGGCGCAAGGTGTCGCCGCCTCTAGCTCACGCAGGCATTCGGAGACGGCCTCGAGCTCGTCTGCGAGCTTGGAGATTCGACGCGGAGACTTGTCGTGGAACGACACCGAATAGCAATCGGCGAAGTCACCAAGCACGACGACATGCGCGGGCTGTAGATGCCGCGCAACCGCGAGCAATAGCGCCCATGCGCCTCGGTCGTGGTAGGGCACGTGCACGTCGGGAACGAGAAGGATCGAATCGCTTGTCTTGCACTTGGCCAGCGGCTTCGGCGTCATTAGTTGAGCCGTCCCGAAGTAATAGCCAGGCGGCTTAGTGCCGCAGCATTGGCGATGCCGCTGAAATACCGAGCGAATCGAGTCGAGGTTGACGCCTGGCAACGCCGCACGCGCTTCGGGATAGTCGCGACACTTGCGTAGCACCGCCAAGATGGGCGGCAGATCTTCGCACAGCCAGCGCTTCATCCGTAGCGAGCCTCCATAGCGAGCGTGTGCATCCGCTCCCATCCGACCGGGAGCAGCGGAGGCCGAAACCCTAGCTGCGAGACGATGGCCCACAGGCGCGGCTCGCACGCTCGAATGAAACGCTCTTCATGGTCGGCGTCGAACATGTTTGATGCGTTCCCAGCTCCAGCGCAATGGAGCACTTCGTGAATCAGCGTATTGCAAAGCTCGTCGACTGGCTGCGCTGCGCTGAGTTTGATGGTTCGGCGCTCGTAGTCGCACATGCCGTAAAGCTCCGCGCCGGTCTCAGAAAACAAGCGCGGAACGATGACGACGCGCCACACCTCACGAGGCAGGCGGAATCGGAACCATTCGAGCCTGCGCCTCATTTGAGGGCAATCGTAGCCGTTGCACGCCGCATTGCCAACGTCGGCACGATTGAGCGTTCGAGCTGCACCGCATTCGCAGATCGCTGCATTGCAATCGTGTTTTCGATCACGGCTCGCGTGAATGATTCGGCTCCAGCGATTGCAGTAGCTATTGACTCGGAATCGAAGAACGTCGTCCCGACGATCTCGGCTCCGATAGAAATCTCGGCGACCGCTGCCGAATCTGCAACCGTCGGGACCTGGGCCGATTCCGCCGTTGCGATGGCGTCGACGACGCTCGCGACGTCGCCGAACGAATAGCCGAACGTTTCGGCTTGCGAACTTGCTTCGGCGTAGGCTTCGGAGTCGAGGAATACGACCGCGAACGATTCAGCGCCGGCCGTGGCGTCGACCGTAGCCGCTACGTCGAGAGCGACGAGGTCGACCACCTCGGAGCCAACGAACGCGTCGGCGTAGGTGAGCCCGTCGGCGAATACGTCGCCGGTCGACTCTGCGCCGACCTCGAGGTCGACCGAGGCCGATGCGTCGAGCACCGAGAGCGTAGCCAGCTCTGCGCCGGCCACGGCCTGGACGATGGCCGCAGCGTCGAGCGCGACATGGTCGACCACCTCGGCTCCGGCGAACGCGTCCCCGTAGGTCGTCCCGTCGAGCGCGACGTGGTCGATCGTCTCCGTGCCGGCGACCGCTAGGGCCTCGGTGGGCGCATCGTCGAATCCCGCCGTCGGGATTGCGATTACCTCGGGGACGATCGTGGCCTCGGCCACAGCGGCGACGTCTGCGATCGGCGCGTCGACGGCCTCGGCTCCGACGGAGGTCTGCGCGAGCGTCGCTTCGTCGAGCACGGGCAGCTCGGCCGTCTCGCTGCCTGCGACAGCCTCGACCACGGCCAGCCCATCGAGCGCGACGAGCGCGACGAGCTCGACCCCAGCGACAGCGTTCGGCGTTGCGGCGACGTCTAGCGCCACGCTGGTGAGCGTTTCCGCGCCGGTCGAGACATTGACCGCTGCAACCGCGTCGAGCGCGACTAGGGCGGCCGTCTCGGTGCCTGCGACAGCGTTGACAGTTGCGGCTGCGTCGAGCGCGACGTGCGCTGCGGTGTCCGTGCCAGGTACAGCCGAAACGTTCGCAAACGCATCGACCGCAACGTGCGCGACCGTTTCGGCGCCCTCGAACGCCTCGACGATCGCGGCCGCGTCGTTGAACTGGACAACGGCCGCGAATGTCTCAGCACCAGCGAAAGCGTTGACAGTGGCGGCGACGTCAACCGCAACGAACGAAACGGTCTCTGCTCCAACGACCGCGTCGACCGATGCAACGCTATCGGCGACTGTGATCGTCGCGTCGAAATAGAGGACCGGTAGGAGCCGCTGCGTGATCACGCGATGAGGCCCCAGACGGCCAGATCGATCGTCCTATCGCCGGCCGCGTTGTTCGTCGATTGCATGCGCGCCCATATCGTCGTGCTCGGTGGGATCGATACAGGCAGCGGGCCGATCACGCTCGGGTAGGGCGTGTCGCTCGTCGTCGTGAATCCCCACAGAATGTTCTCGATCACGGCGTATTGATTGCCAGCGGAACCAACGCCGATGTCGAGCAAACCCGTTGTAGCAGCCGTGCGCGTGACGTCTGCATTGGGTCCGATTCCGAGCATGATCGCGTCCACCGTTTCGCCCGCGCTCAATGTCCCGATGCTGGTCCAGGCCGGCTTGGTGTTCGCGGTTGCGCCCGCGTCGACCGTAATGCCGCGCGAAGCCGTCGGCGTGTAATAGGCGTTCAGCTCCGAGAATCCGCCGGCCGATAGCGGCGTCGACGTTGCGGCCGTGACGATGCCTCGGAGCGTCGATCCGCCCGTGCTCGCAGCGCAGCGCATCCCCACGAAAAACCCGTTGGGAATGCGCACGGGAATCGTGTAGCCGAGAAACAAATCAGCCGCGCCTTTCAGCGCTCCAAGGCGCAGATTGGTCGCGATCGCGTAGAAGTTCGTTCCGTCGCCACTAAGGCCAACGTCGAACACGTAATCGGCAGCGGCCGATGATGCACCGATGCCGACGTGGAATAGCTCATAGGCGCGCGCAGCTTGACCAAGCGAGACCCACGCCCCTTTCGTGTTCGCTGTCGCGTTTGCGGTTACGAGCGTGCCCGTTGACGTGCCCGTGACCGCGCCTAGCGTCTGCGTCCTGCAATCGCCGAAACTCGCCGCTGCGTAGGGCATTGGGTCACCTTACGGCTGGTACACAGCCCACGGGAAAGCGCGGCCGGTTCCGGCCGTTTGCGTGATAGCCACCTTGTAGTAGTGCGGCGACCACACCGGAGGCGAGCGCCATAGCGGTTTCGATTGTGCGCCTATGAAATGGTAGACCTCTTCGGTCACCTCTGCGTCCCCCGTTCGGGCTTTGCCGAAAACGAACACGCGAAGCTCGTCGGGAGTCGTACCGCCAGCCATGGCAGACATATCGACGACGAGCTGATACGTGCCTGCGGCCGTGATGGTCGCAAGCACGTGCTGCGTCGAAATGACCGCCGTTTGCGATCCGCTGGTATTTACGGATGCCGCCATTGGCTAGCCTCAGACGTTGCGCAGCTCGAAAACGCCGTTGGCGGAGACGGTGACGTTGACGGTCCCTCCGCCGGGAGGAGGCGTAAGCGGGAGCGATGCCGAGGTGTCCATGTATTTGATCAAGTAGTTCTGCGCGTCGGTACCGATCTCGGCGTAATAGATCAAGGCCTCGCACGTCGGCTGCGCAGCAGCGAAAGTCACCGAGAAATCGGCGACATCGAAGCGCACGTCGTCGGTGTTCACTGTCGAGATCGTCTTGCCCGTGAGCGCTGCACTCGTCGCGATCCTCGAGCCGACAGCGACCGAACTCATGAACTCGTGCGCGTCGCTGTACGTGTAGGTCGCGGTGTCGATAAAAACCGCTTTGATCGTGTGAGCGCCGAGGTCGAGACCGGCGGAAAGAGAGCGCTCGAGAGCCTTCGGGTAAATCTTGTTTGCCATGATCGAATCTCCTCAGATGGGCCAAGTATGCCGCGAAGGCGCGACCCGTAGCAATGCCTCGTCGGTATCGAGAATCTGTGCGCCTAGCGCGGTATAGCCCCACGCGCGGACGTAATAGGAGCCCTCGAGCGGGACAGACGAGCCGTCACCCTGTAGCGCGTAGGCGCAAGTAACCGACGTCGCGGTGGTCGCCGTGACACTCGGCAGCCATTCGGCCTCGGTCCCGTCGGGATAGCGCACGCGCAGCCGAACCGATGCGATCGACGTACCAGGGACGGCACCGGTCGCGATTGTGATCGCAATCGTCTTTGCCGGCCCCTTGTCGCCCGCATACAGGGTCACGGCTTGGGCTCCTCAGAGTTAGCCTCACCCGGCGATTGCGAGTCCAGCGCGAGGGGTCGAGATTCGCTGTCGGCTGCAATCGCCGAGTGAGTCTTGGCCGCGACGAACACCGCCACGAGGCTGCGGACATGCGGCACGAGCGCGGCGACGACGCCAGCGGCCCGTTTCGCTCCCAGCTTCTCGAGCAGTTCCGCGACTGCGTTACCGGCGAGCGCGATGGCGACGAGAGCAAGCTCGGGATGGTCGAGAATCCAGCGGCCCATTTCAGCCTCCCAACGCGTGGATTAGGTCCGGCAGAACACCAGCGAGGATCGTAGCCATGCCGATCGTGCGCCGCTGCTTCGCGGCAATCGCAATGTCCGCCTCGAATCGCACGCGCAGCGCGTCGACACGTTGCGCGGCTTTGCTGGCCTCTTCGGCTGCTAGCTTGGCTCCCTCGACAGCGCGCAAGAGCAGCTCGCGATCGTCCTCGTGATGCGATTCGGCGAGGTGTTCGGCCGAGCCATTAGGCGCGGGCATGACCGGCAGAATGGGCATGTGTTGCATCCTATCAGCCCTCGGACGCATCTGCGCCTGGAATGCGCTCGGAGCATTGCGGATCGAGCGCGAGCGTAGCGCCGATCGATAGGATCTCGCGGCCAAACTCGTGAATCGGCCCGCTCGGGTATCGCTCGACGAATAGCAGCCACGAGGCCGCCGAATCGTCGACCGGTCGCCATTGGTAGACCTCGCGCGCTCCTGTAGCAGTCGGACAGCCGCGCTCGAATACGTTGGCTCGTGCGGCCTCGAATCCAGCTAACGCACCTAGGACCTTTTCGACGCTCATCCGATAGCCCTCACGCATTGGGCAAGCTGCCCGGTCGCTGCCGTCGTCATCACCCGCCACGCAGCCGTAAGCGGGTTTGCCGGCGCGTTGTTGACATACGCGCCTCCACCCGTGCCGCTCTCGAGCAGGTCTCCGCGCACGAGCGCCGGGACGCCATCGTATCGGACCGCCGCGCTGCCCATCGCCACGAGGGCCCAACCGCTAGACGATTGACCGAGCGCGACGATCGCCTTAGTCGAAGCGGCCGTGGTCGCCGCGAAGTCGTCCGCGCCACCGGTCCACTCGAGGCATTGTCCCTGCGACGCAGCCGTCCCCTTGGCCGCAACGACGTCGGTATAGACGTTCGACTCTTGGTCGACACGCAGGATCAAGAACTTGCGATCGGGATTGCCCGTGAAGTTCCCGCCGAACGAGCAAAGCGGATTGTTCGCGTTGTCAATGCCTATGTTGATGATTCGCGGCCCGGTGCCGTTGCCGCCTGAGTGGTTGAGCGAGAGCGGGATCGATCCGTTCGTTCCGCCTCCACCTTGACCTGTGAATCCGACCGACGAGACGATTACGCGAGCCAGAGCGCCAGCGAATCGGATCCCGACGTTGCAGCCTTTGATCGAGGTCAGCCCGATCGTTCCGCTGCTATTGCAGAGAAACAGGCCCCAAGTGTTGTATCCGGTCGGAGGCGCGAACGGAGACGGGCCAGCGTTGGCCAGCTGTAGGTTGGCAGCCTGTAGGTCAGTCTGGTCGCGAAACGTGAACGCGTGCCCGTCCGTGGAGTTGTTCCACGCGCTCTCAGCCGACACGTTCAGCGCATAGCAGCCAATCCCCTTGGAACTCGACAGCACTTGCGCGCCCATGTCGACAACGGCTCCCTTGCCTCGAATCGAGGCTGCGCCCCAGTCGGGATTCCGCGAGGCCGCTGCAGTCGCGTCGATGTCGACCACGCGCAACCCGTCGACGCCGCAAGCGAGGCCGCCGATCGCGCTGTATGCGATGCAAGCGATCTGGATCGTGGCGTTCCGAACTGCGTTGCCCGAGTTGCCGTAGAGGTCGCAGAACACTCCGCGCGGAACGCCCTGCGGGTGCTGCCGCTCAATCTCACCGAGCCATACGGCATTTTTGCTCTCTACGTCGTAGGACGTGCGCCGGAGGCTCATGCTGTTGCATTGACCTCGACTCGAGCACCCATCCTCGAGAATGCGCTCGCTATCGTGCCATTCGAACGCAGCGCGCGAGAAGCCATGCGCGGCGACGTTCTTGATTCTGATGCGCCGGCACAGATAGCCGTAGATGCCCACCGCTACCGGAGTCCCGGTCGTGCCAGAAAAGTCGAGTTCGATGTCCCGAATCTCGACGTCGTCGACTGGCGCGATGCGAGACAGCGCGGCACCGCTCGCGTGGTGCTGCCCTGTTCGCTCGTCGAACGTGAACACGTAGCCGTCGCCGAATGTCTTGGTCGCAATCTTGACGATCGATTGGTATTCGACCGAGTCCGATTGTCCGTACATTGGATCGGCTGCGTTCGTGCCGCGAACCTGTACCCAATCGCCGACGACGATGTTGTTTACGTTCGCGCCGCTCCACGTTGCGGATATAGCGCCGACGAACATCGTCTGAGCGACCTGCATCAGCCCGGTAGCGATCGTCGTTCCGTTGATTCTGATCGCGTGGTTGCTCGAGACGTCGGCATTCCCGAGGACAGGGACCCACGTGCTCGCGCGGACGATGCGCGCGCGCTCTCCGTTGGCCGTAGTGCGAATCCTCGTGCCGCTCGTGACGACGAGGGCTTGGTCGATCGTGTACGTCTCGCCGGCAATCAGAACAACGTCCTCGGAGGCGTCGATCTTGGTCTGGATAGCCGTTCTATCGGCAATGCCGGTCGTGTCTCCGCTCGGGTAGATCGTGACGCTGCCGTCCGACTCGAGGCCAAACGTTAGCAGCGTCGCACCGAGCGCAATCGGCCCGCTCGTCGGGCTCGTCATCATCCAGACTTGGCCGGCCGCCGTCCCATCCGTGATCGCGAACCGCGAACCGTATTGGACATCGCTCGCCGAATCGAAGTCGATGCCTCGCGACCACGCGCCGGCCGATACCGTGTATGGCCCGTTTTGCGCCGCGTTGGTTTGCCCGGTGACGAGCACGCGATCGCCTACCGCTAGCGATACGCCGCCGATCGTCTGTAGGCCTGAGAGCGTGACGTTTGCCGTCGCTATCGTGCGGCAAGCCAGCTTCCAAGCGCTTTTGCCGTAGGCCGCTTGTGCGAGTAGTTCGGAGAGCGCTGTACCCACTTAGGACCTCACAGCATGGTCGAGAAGAACGAGACGTTTCCGCCCCAAGCGGAAACCCTCCACGTGTTGTTCGATGGCCCGAACACGAAGTCGATCCAACCCTTGTGGTCTCCAAGGTCAATCGTGCCGATGAGACCAGCAACCGGATCGTTGATGTTGACCCCGAAGGCGCTGCTATTGACCTTGACGACGCGCTTGCGTGCGTACCCTGCAGCGAACGAAATCGAAGCAGGATCGGGCAACGTGTAGGTCCGCGCAGCCGTCAACGTCGGCACGCGCGACTCGAATGCCCACCCGAGCGTCCCGTTCGCGTCGGAAAGAATCTCAAAGTCTGCGCCGAATGCGCCGTGAATCGTCGTCTTTGATCCTGTGCTTGTAATGAGCGACGAGCTACCCGAGAACAAGACTTGCGCGCCGCTCTGCACGGTCAGCGCGGCCGAATAGACGTCGAGGCCAGCGTAAAACCGGAACGGCACCGTCACGTCTACGCGAGAGCCGGACACGCCCGATAGCGTATAGGGGACAGCAACAGGCAGCGAAGCCGGGATCGAGTTTTCCGCGCGCGTTTTCAGGTAGCCAAGATGATCGCCGATCGAATCGACGACCACGTCCATGGTCGCCTCGCTCGCTGGATCTCCGTCCTGGATCGTAGTCAGCGAACCCGTCCAGGTTGCTGCGGTGTCGATGGTCAGCGGCTTCGTCATGTGGTCCTCATACTCGCGAGCTAAACGACGACGTGTCCCCACCCCAGGAGGACACCCTCCACTCACCGGTCGCGCTCGTGACGAACTCGGCCCACCCGCGCCGGTCAACGCCTGAGCCGAGCGTGATCATGTTCGCGCCGGTTGGGTCGATGATGTTGGCCTGATGATTTGTCGAGATGTCCAGCTTGCTAACGCGCAGTCGGTATCGCGGCCCAGCTCCGAACGGCAGCGAAGCCACGTTCGGGAGCGTATAGATTCGGGCAGCGGTGAGAGCCGGGACGCGATGCTCAAAGAATCCCATCGCGATCGATGCGTTTGCATCGGGTAGAACCTGATACTCGGATGCAATAGCCCCGGTGACGTTGAGCAGCCCGTCGACAGCCAAGAACGCGCCCGAAGCGACGGACAGGCCCGAACCGCCGTTTACGACCATGCCCAGCGCGCTATTCAGCGCAACCAAGGCATTGAGATTCAGCGGCCGAGAGAAGTCGATCGAGCCTGCGCCGGTGAGCGTTTGCACGCTACCAGACACGAGCCGAAGCGAATCTTCGGCCCTTGTTTTGAGGTAGCCAAGACGGTCAGCGATCGAATCCATGACGGTGTCGACCGTCGCCTCGCTGGCCGGGTCGCCGTTCGTGATCGTGGTGACTGTGCCGGCCCAAGGTGCAGCCGTGTCGATTGTCAGGAGTTTCGTCATGTCGACCTCTCTACGAAACGTTCGCCGAACGTGCGCCCACCATTGAACTGCGGCAGCGACGCAGAGTACCACGTTCGCACCAATAGCGGGAACCGGTAGACGTTCGCCGTGACCGTGTGATTGGCTTTGAGCGCTGCCGGCGTAGTAGCGTCCGTGACGATCCAAGCCTCGACCGGCAGCATGTGCGCGGGTCGGTATTGCTGGATCGTGTGTCTGAGTAGCGCTAACTCGCTCTGCGTGATGTCGAGCCCGAACGTCGTATCAGGCCCGAACGTGAGCGACGGCCCGAAATACACCGGTGCCCACGGATGGGGCTCGGGGAAGATGACCCAGAAGCGCGACCAGTTATCGGCGTTAGCGTCCTCGAGGTTGCTCGGCTGATAGCCCGACAACCACCCGTCGTTCGCCACGTCGTAGATCGTGCAAGGCGTGCCCATGGCGGCATCGATGAAGGCTTTTAGCCCCGCCGTGGGTCCGAGCCCTGAAAACGCGTCCCAGGCCTCTTGCAGCCGCAGCCGCAACGCCTCGAGGGTTTCGCCCGCGATGCTCGGGACCCATCGGTCCGTCTGATAGAGCGGCAGCGCATCTTGCGGAGCAAGTCCAACGAAATGCGCTTTGCTCGCCTCACCGATGCCGCCCGTGGTCCCGAGCGCGGCAGCGTCGAGGATTCCGCCAACCGCTACGCGGTAGCGTTCGCCCCACTCACCGAGGAGCCAAGGCGGCAGATTTTCACCGAGCCATGATTCGTAGTCGGCCATTGTCAAACCGTCACGAACGCGAGGGCAGACGCGTCGATCTGCGGGATCTGGCCAACGCCTAGGATCGTGTCTGCGAGGCCAAGCGGGACGAAGTTGAACACGCCCGAAGCCGACATGACCTGTTCGATGATCTCGGCCGCGTAGATGCGTCCGCCGATCGGCGTTTCGAGCGACAGCGCGGCCAGATTGCTCGTGATCTTAGCTTGGGCAGTCGCGAGCTGTTCGGCTTGCAAATAGACCGTCCCGGCTACTGGCACAGATACCGTCGTTGCAGCCGCTACGTTGATTAGCGTTCCCAGCGGCTTTCGCGCGTCGATATAGGCCTGCGTCGCGGCCACTGCGCCGGCGTTGTCGACGTAGACACGAGCCGAGCCCGGCCCGAGCGGATTCGCGTCGTCCACGGCCGCGCGCGTCACGTTGGTTTGCAATAGGGCCCAATACACATAGGCCGAGACCGGCGAACCGGTCGACAACGTCGCCCACTTGGCCCGGCATCGTTCGCGGAGCGCGGTGTCTGTCTCTTCGGGCGCGCCCGATACCGAGAGCCACGTCCCCGTGACACCTACGGCCGGATTGCTTACCGAGACGCCCGACAGGCTCGTAACCAGCTCCGTGATCGCGCCGTTCGCGACGTTGTAGTCCGAGCCTACCGACTCCGCGCGAAACGTTAGATCAAGCACGCCATTGAGCGGCAGCGTTCCGCCGGTCGTGTTGCGATAGCGGAGGCCGCTCGACGTCGCGACGTATAGCTGACCCACCGCGATCGTGTGAGGCCCACCACCGGCATCGGTGAGCCGCACCGTGCCCGTGGCAAACACGCCGGGCTGCCTCGTCTCGTCGTATTGCGAGGCCGCTAGCAGGTCGAGCCATCCGCCTTCGGCCGTCGACAGCGTCGAGCCCTTGGCGACCGATTGGATGGTGCTCCATGCGTCTTGCATGACGTTGGCGAACGCTTGGAGCAGCGTGCGCGGAACGCTGCCTGCTTGCCACGCTGAGACCGGGAATCCCTGCAGCTCGAGAACATTCAGCTCTTCCTGCAGGATCTCATCCTCGGTGACCGGTTCGATCAAATCGGCAAAGTCAACCATTGATGAGGACCTCCGCAGTCAACCGGTCAACAGATAGCACAAATTGAAGCGTCTCTGCAGAGACCACGATCGCGACGCGCAAAGTCAGCCGCGAATCGGCCGGCGTTGGGAGTTGCGCCTGGACGACTCGAGCCGAGTCGACGCGCTCGTCCTTGCGGCATTCGGCCTCGACACCGGCGATAATCCGCGCGCGGGTCACGTTCGTGATTCGAGCACCCAAGAACTCGCGCAGATCGAACCCATACTCAGGATCGCCGATGAGCGATCCGCGCGGCGTAATCAGCCGACGCGCGCACGCTTCGGCCACGAGGATCGTGGTATCGATCGTCGCGAAACGCGGGTCCAGGTCCGCTTTACCGCCGACGAACGTACTGCAGTCGATACCGTATTCGCCGGCCATCATGCCCCCTTGATCTTGGTTGTCGCGACACCGACCAGCGGGCTAATCGGAGCGCCGGCCAACGCCGGGATCGTCGGATTTTGAGCGACGACGATCGCAGCCCATGCCGCCAGCCCGGCCGACATCGCTTGCACTTGTGCAGCCCATGCCTCGAGCGGAGCCGCTAGAGCCAGCGAATCGGAGCCGCAGATCCTTGCTTCGCCCGCGTCGACCTCGATCGACACAGCCGAACCAGGCGCAAAGCCCACCACGTATGGCTTGCGCGCGTCTCCGTTTTCGTGGACCACGTAGCACTCAGTGCCAGCGCTAACGCGATTCACGGCCACGCCAGCCACGCCGAATCGCACTGGCACGCGCTGCAAGTCGGGCATATCCGCATCAAACACGCGCACGTCGAGCGTCCCGTCTGCGGCCTGAGACAGCACGCGACCGGTCAACGGCCGGAGCAGCGTCACGCTCCCCATTTCGCGCTTGATGAACTTCGCGATCTCGGAGGCAGCGCCATCGCGCCCGCCTTCGTCGTACGACAGGAGCGCGCGTAGTTTCGCCGCGTCAAACTCATAGGTAGCGCTCGAGATGCGTCGACCTGCGAACGTGACACCGGGCAGGACGTCGAGCCCTTCGAGCGCCACCACAAGCTCGTCGCGCGTCGGGTCCTCGGACTCGATCGTCGACTGCGGAGAGACCTCGGGCCACGTCTCTGCGACGAAAACGACGGCACCATCGGAGCCGATCCGCCACGAGTAGCCCGTTCCGTCCAGTACGGCCCGCACAAGCTCCCCGACCGTCTGCCGTGGCCTTGTCCACCGGTCGACCGAAACGGCCAGCCACGAGGCATCGGACGCGCTCGAAATCGATTCACCGCCCACCTCAAGGGCATCGGCGAGTAGCACCCTCCTCGTGGCGCTTCTGTAGGCCTTGGGCTCTAGCACCGTCGCGAGACCACCAGCCCCGCCCACGACGCGCACCGTGACGAGGCCGCCTAGGTCCGCCTCGGCCCGCAGCACTGTGCCCGACCACGATTGCCCACCCATGTCGAGGCGAACGCGCCCGGTGAGGTCGCGCGCGTCGTCTGCGGTCACGGTTAGGCTCGCCTCCCACGTCCCGACGAGCGGAACGCGGACGCTACCGCGCGAGACCGGGATCGATTGGATGCGAGCGAACGTCACGGGCCAACGCCTCCGCCCGAGCTGGGAGGCAACGGGCATCCCTTGCGCGCCATTTCGGTCGAGACCTTAGCGAGCCCCGCAGAGTTTCCAGCAATCTGCGCTGCATTGGCTCGCTCGAGACCTTGCGCTGCGGCCAATGCCCCAGGGTCGAACACGGCCAGAAGTTCGGCCGCCTGTACTTGTTGCCTGTATTGCAGCGCGAGCGCACCTAGACGCTGCAGCTCTTTCGCGAACCACGAATAGGTTTGCTGCATCTGCGCGCATGTCATCGCGCCGCCGGTGCCCTTGCCGCCAGACGTAGAAACGGTCGTCGGGGCCTTGTATTCGCTTGCCTCGATCGTGAACGTCCAGGTTTGATCGCCGTTGTCGTCGGGTCCTGATACCGAATCCACCGTGACCTTGGCCACCTTGCGCGC